AAGGCTGGCGCGGCAGGCCGCGATGGCCGTGATGGCGCTTCAGGCCCAGCAGGCCCACCCGGTGCCCCGGGTCGCAGGCCGATCAAGATGGTGCCGGTAAGAGATCAGCGCACAGGCCTGATCGAGTACATCGACATCATTTATGAGGACTCGCCATGAGCAACGTGCTGTTCGCCAAAGGCAAGCAAGGCATACTCGACAACAGCCTCGACATGAGTGGCGACATTCGCGTCGCGCTGGTCAAGTCAACTTACGTGTTCGATGCGAGCGACATTACCGCATCAGATATGGGCAATGTGCTGAATGGCACCAATGGTCCTCTCCAGAACAAAACGTACACCAATGGGGTGTTCGATGCAGACGACGTCACAATCACAGCGATCGATGCTGTGGCTTGCAACGCACTGGTGATATACGAACACAAAGGCGCGTCCGCCAGTAACTGGGTCTTGATCGCATACATCGACACGCCACAGAGCGGACTGCCTTTCACTCCGACAGCAGGCCAGACAGTGAACATCGAGTGGGACTCTGGCGCGAGCAAGATCTTTGCTCTGTGAGGCGAGGTAGCTTGTGGCCGAATATGTCAGCGCAGACGGCCAACCATTCAATCTAGCCACACCGAGTGGCGCAAACCCAGGCACACTCGCCTGGGGCGACAAAGAAGGCCTCCCAGCTGCTTTTGGTCTGCCACAACAACCACTGATTGTTGCGTCAGGAATAGCCAGCACGAGTACAGTTGGCCAGCCGATCATAAGCACTGCATCGGCAGATCACGACATCGTGCTCAGTGGCATCGCCAGCACGAGCACAGTCGGCCAGCCCATCATTGGGTCGGTCACAGAGCACACGATCGTGCTCACTGGCATCGGACCAAACAGCACTGTTGGACGGCCGATCATTGGCTCACCACCGCCACGCGGCTCTGTGCGACCACCAGGCATAGATCGCGATCGCCTTCTTGCTCAATTGCGTGCCCAAGCACTGCAGGAAGACGGAGAATTGCTACTGTTTGCGGCAGAGCTCGTCTGCTCTGTTGATTGATTGGAGAACAACATGCCTGACATTTCAGAACTGATTGGTGGGCTCCAGAAGTCCATTCACGACTTCGTGGTGCGAAGCGTGGGCGGTGTGGCCGCACAAGTCAAGGCGCTCGAAGAAAAGATCAACAGCATCCCAGCAGGCCAGAAGGGTGATCCTGGTGAACCGGGCTTGCCCGGACTCAAGGGCGACCCAGGGCAACCGGGCGAGCGCGGAGAAAAGGGTGAGCCTGGAAGCCCAGGCGAGGCCGGACCCGCAGGGTTGCCCGGGCCACAGGGCGAAGTCGGCGCTAAGGGCGATCCTGGCCCTGCCGGCGACCCTGGCGAGCGCGGCGAGAAGGGCGACCCCGGCGACCCCGGCGAGAAGGGCGACCCCGGCCAACCGGGCGAGCGCGGCGAGAAGGGCGACCCCGGCGAGAAGGGTGAGCCTGGAAGCCCAGGCGAGGCCGGACCCGCAGGGTTGCCCGGGCCACAGGGCGAAGTCGGCGCTAAGGGCGATCCCGGGCCTGCCGGGCCACAAGGCGAAGCCGGTCCGCCCGGTCCACCCGGGCCTGCCGGAGAGAAAGGCCTGCCCGGCCAGGACGGCCAGGACGGCCGAGACGGGTTGCCTGGGCGCGACGCACTTCAAATTGAGGTCAACAACAGCATCGACCCCAGCAAGCGCTACCAGCGCGGCACCTACGCATCGCACCGTGGTGGACTGTTGCGCTCGTTCCGCGCCACAGACCCTCTGACCGAGGACGCGAATCTTGAGCAGTGCGGATGGGCTGTGATCGTCAACGGCATCGACAGCATCGACGTCAACATCGACGTCAACAGCAAGACCGGCGTGTTCGCCATCAAGACGACCGATGGCAAGCTCATCAGCAAGGCTGCGCGATTGCCCATCAACGTGTACAAGGGTGTGTGGCGCGAGGACGCTGAGTATGAACTCGGCGACAGCACCACGCGTGGCGGCTCGCAGTGGGTGCTCATGGTCGACAAGCAAACGGGCAAACCTGGGGACGACAACAGTGGCTGGACGCTGTCTGTGAAGAAGGGCACCGATGGCCGCAACGGGTTGCGTGGCGAGAAGGGCGAGCGTGGTGCTGAAGGTCGTGCTGGTCGCGATCTGACGCAGCTCGGGTTCGATGGGAGCCGCACCTGATGAAGCAGTGGCGCGTGCCTCCCATGTGGGAAGGTCGCACAGTGGCCATCTTGGCCAGCGGTCCGAGCATGTCTCCGGCAGTTGCCGAGCTCGTGCGCGCGGCCGAGCTGCCCACCATCGCCATCAACACCACGTTCAAGTTGGCGCCATGGGCCGACATGTTGTATGCAGCCGATGTTGAGTGGTGGGGTCATCTCGACCACCACAAGCAAGCGATGGCATTCGCAGGTCTCAAGGTGTCGTGCCAGCCTGTGTATGGCGTGAACGTGTTGCGCAACACAGGTGTGCTCGGATTCGATCCGGACCCTGGTGCGGTGCGCACCGGTGGCAACAGTGGCTATCAGGCCATTCACATCGCCATGCACACAAAGGCTTCTCGCATCCTGCTGTGCGGGTTCAACATGAGGTCATACGACGGCAACGACCACTGGCACCCGGAACACCCCAAAGGCCTGCGCACGACAACCCCAGAGCTGTATAACCGGTGGTGCGAACGTTTTGAGGTGCTCGCACAAGAGGCCAAGCTGCGCAACATCGATGTCGTCAACGTTACGCCAGACAGCGCACTGACTGTGTTCCGCAAATCAACACTGGAGGCTGAGCTTGCCAAGAGCACTGAACATGCTTCGGCATAGCCTTCATTACAGGCGCGATGCATTCAACACAGGCCTGGTCGCCTGTGGCTTTGACGTCGTTGAGATCCTGAACGACCCGCAACCAGGCGATGTGCTGGTGGTGTGGAATCTGTATGGGGGCTACTACGAGCGTGCGCAGATGTTTGCCTCGCGTGGTGCTCATGTGATCGTCGCAGAGAACGGATGGCTCGGCAAGGACTGGCGCGATGGCGAGTGGTTCACGCTGTGCCTTGATCATCACATTGGCGCTGGCCGCTGGCTTGATGGTGGTCCGAGTCGCTGGGACAGCTGGAGCGTCGAGTTGGCGCCATGGCGCGAGCCTGGTGGTGATGTTGTCATCCTCGCGCAGCGCGGCATTGGCGAGCGCGGCTATGCAAGCCCGGTCAACTGGGCCGAGAACACTCGCGCTAGGATCGGATGTGGACGGATTCGCGCCCACCCCGGTACCTTGGCCTGCTCTCCGAAGCTGCCGAGCCTAGAATCCGATCTAGCCAGCGCTAGCGACGTCGTCACGTGGGCCAGTGGCGCAGCGCTCAAGGCTCTGGTGATGGGCGTGTCCGTCTGGAACGATATGCCCCAGTGGATCGGCGCAAAGGCCTGTCGTCACGTAAGCGAGTTCAAGGCAGGCTGCGGCCTGCGCGACGATGAAGCCCGACTGAACATGTTCCGTCGCATGGCTTGGTCGATGTGGACGCTTGATGAGATCCGCAGTGGTTACCCTTTCCTCAGATTGATGTTATGCAAGTGATCGTTTCTGGCACAGGCAAATCTGGCAGCTGGCTCATTCGAGGTGAACAGCTCGGCAAGGCCATTGGCGCTGCTGTTATTCCGCAGGCCGGCAACTGCCATGGCTTCAATGTGGCCATCCTCATCAAGCGTCCGCCAGAGCACACCATTGAGACGGCACGAACCTCTGGCGCCACAATCGTGTGGGATGTGGTCGATGCTTGGCCGCAACCAGTGGGCAATCTGTGGGACCGATTCGCTTGCATTTCTTGGCTGGAATCATCACTGCGCAGAATCAGACCACATGCAGTCATAGCAGCCACCGAGGCAATGGCCAAGGACGTCTCAGAGTTCGGCCTGCCCGTGCTCGCACTGCCACATCACGCTCGCCCAAATGCTCGCAAGGCCGACATAAGGCAAACAATCAAGCGTGTTGGCTACGAAGGATCGCTGCGGCACCTTGGCGGTCTGTGGGAGAACAGACTTCGCTCGTGGTGCTCCGCTAATGGAGCAGAGCTCGTCTTCAATCCAGACGATCTGTGCGATCTTGATGTTGTGGTTGCTCTGCGCGAGCATCAGTGCTATGGCCCTAGCAAATGGAAGAGCAACGTCAAGCTGGCCAATGCACAGGCAATAGGCCTGCCAATCGTATGCAACAGAGAGTCGGGCTACTTGGAGACGTCACCGAGCGGTGGTGTCGCATGGGCCGATAGCCTGGAAGAGTTCAATGCCGCCATGGCCAGCCTCAAGCCCCAAGAGGCGCGGCAGGCGGCGAGCGAGCTCTTGATGCGCGACACCATTACGCTCGAAGCCACAGCCACCAAGCTCAAAGCTTGGCTGGAGACGCTCAGATGAAACCTGGCTGCGAGATCCTCATCGACGATCGACCCATGTCACGCAAGGGCAGGCGCATGCTTGAGGCGATGCGCAAGTGGGCACCACAAGGCACGCTAACGAGCCGAGTGTATGTTGGCCAGCACAGACTGCTGATGATGTACGGTGCTGGAGACGCGATGCGCAGTGCGGTGCGCAAGAAACACCTGATGGCTGGTGGTCACGTGATCATGTGGGATATGGGCTACTTTGATCGTGAAGAGGCAATGCGCCTCGCCATCGACCACAACCACGTGAGTGCAGAGCAATTGTTCAAGGCACCAACGACAGGTCGTGAGCGAGAGGTCGTGTTGCGCGAGGACGCAGACCCCGACGGCCCTGTGCTGCTCGTCGGCCTCGGCCAGAAATCGCTGCCCCACCTTGGTCTTCAACACCTTCAGTGGGAGCTGCAGCAGCTGGCCCAGATCCGCACACTTTACCCTGACAGGCCTGTTCGTTGGCGTCCGAAGAAATATGCCCTGCCCATTGATGGCACTACGATGTGGGTCGACTGCCCAATCGAAGAGGCACTACTAGGCTGCTCACTGGCTTGGTGTCGTCACAGCAACGTCGGCGTTGACGCCATCATCGCTGGTGTTCCGGTGCATTGCGAAGATGGCGCGGCATTCGCGCTGATGCAACGCCACCCACAACCAACCCAGACTGAGCGCCACGACTTCATACAGCGACTCAACTGGTTCAACTGGAAGCCCAACGAAGCGAGCCAAGCATGGACATGGATCAACACACTACTCTCGTCAAACTGAACATCGGGTGTGGTGGGCGACAGCTCACAGGCTACATCGGTGTCGATGCTGTGGAGCGCTCTGCGGCGCAGATCATCGCCCCAGCCCACAAGATCCCAAGGCCAGATGCTTCGGTTTCTGAGATCATCGCCATTCACCTGTGGGAGCACTTCTACAGATGGGAGTGCGACAGGGTGATTGCCGAGTGGCGACGCTTGCTCGTGCCCAGAGGCCGACTCGTGCTTGAGTTGCCCAACATCATCAAGTGCTGTGAGAACCTGATCAGTGGGATCTCTGTCAAACACCCAGATCAGTTGAGCTACTGGGGACTGTTCGGTGATCCGCGAGGCCAGGACCCGTACATGGCGCATCGCTGGGGCTGGACTCCGGTGGCGTTGCGCGAGTTCTTGCTCGCCAATGGATTCGACAATGTGTGGGAAGAACCAACGCAGTTCCATCCGATCGGGAGGGATCGACGCGACATGCGCATCGTCGCCACCAGGAGCGCAGCATGAGGGTGTACATCGGCTATGATCCGCGCGAGGCTGCGGCCTATGATGTTGCGGTCAAGTCAATCAACCGCAGGACATTGCGCACAGCTGACATCGCGCCACTCGATGCTGATCGTCTTCGCCTCAATGGATTGCTGCGCAGACCAGTGGACAAGCGTGATGGTGTGATGTACGACATCCACAGCCAAGCTCCACAGGCGACAGAGTTCGCGGTGTCCAGGTTCTTGGTGCCGATCTTGGAGCAGAAGGGGTGGGCTCTGTTCATGGACTGTGACATGCTCGTGCTTGATGACATCAACAGCATCATGTTCGAGGCAGACCCGCGATTCGCTGTGCAGGTGGTCAAACACAACCACAAGCCAACAGAGCAGACAAAGATGGATGCTCAGCCTCAGACAAGTTACAATCGAAAAAACTGGTCAAGCGTGATTCTGTGGAACTGCGAGCACCCAGCCAACCGCAGACTGACGCTCGACATGGTCAACAACTGGCCTGGGCGCGATCTTCACGCATTCGGCTGGCTGGCTGACCAAGAGATCGGCTGGCTGTCGGAGGGCTGGAACTGGTTGGTTGGTGTGCAGCCGCAACCGAGCTCTCTGCACATCGCGCACTACACGCTGGGTGGGCCGTGGCTTCCCAACTGGGCTGCGGCCGAGCACGATGATCTGTGGTTGAGAGAGGCCAAGGTATGAACATCACCATCATCACCCCTCCGCCATTCGAGCCTGTGACGCTCGAACAGGTGTACCAGAACCTGCGCCTTGATCCTGAGGGTTCGCCAGCGGCGCACCCCGACGACGACATGCTCAGCAGGATGATCACGACAGCTCGGCTCGATGTCGAAGCTGACGCACGACGCTGCTTGATACAGCAGACGCTGCGCATGTCAATGCCCGGCTGGCCGGTGACGTACGACACGTGGGCCCAGAGCTGGAATCGCAACGACATGGTGCGCGCCATCAGGCTGTACAAGGCACCAGTCATGAGCATCAGCAGCGTGAAGTACTACGACACCAACAATGCGCTGCAGACCGTGTCGGCCTCCGACTACTACTTCACTGACGAGGTGGTGCCCGAGTTGAGGTTCGTGCCGACCTTCGTTACGCCAACCACATTCAACAGGCCGGATGCCGTGCGCATCGAGTATGTGTGCGGATATGCACCATCCGATCCAACACCAACCACACAGGCTGAATACGCAGCCAATGTGCCCAGCCCTCTGAAGGACGCCATCTTGCTCGGCGTGCAAATGCTGTACGACGACATGGCGCCTGCCGATCGAGACGCATTCGATCGCACCCAGAAGGCACTTGTTCGTCCATACAAACTGCTGCTTGACGTATGAGCATTCGAGCCAAGGTCCGCGCGCAGACCCTCGACACGCGCATCCGCATCGAGCGCAACACACCCGTGCAGACAAGCACTGGTGGACAGACCGACAGCTGGTCCCTCGTTGTTCAGTGCTACGCTCGTGTTGATGGCGCCAAGGCCAGCTCCCCAGAGCCTGTGGTCGATGGTGGCATCCGCACACTGCGCGACTACACTGTGTGGGTGCGAAGCGAGATCATCAGTCGCTACAGCATCACACCCCTCGACAGGGTCGTCCACAATGGTCGCATCATGAACATCGGCGACATCCCTGATCAGGGCATCAGAGGCAACCTGATGGCGATCATCTGCAAAGCAGGCTTGAACCCAGGTTGATCATGGCCAGCAGCATCAAGATCGACGGACTCAAGCAATTGGGCGAGCGCATGCAGAAGCTTTCCGACGACGTGAACAAACGCGTCGCTCGGGCCGCAACGGCTGCGGCAGGTCGTGTGGTGCGCAATGCGACCAAGTCCAACATCGATGCTCTGCAGCTGGTCGACACAGGCAACATGCGCGCGGCAGTCGCTGTCCAGCGATCGAAGCGCACAAGCCTGACCTCTGAGCATCGCGTGGGCGTGAAGAGCGGTGGTGGGAATCGATCTGGTGACCTCGTCGGCGGGAAGACCTCTGATGTCAAGGCCGCAAAGCAAGGCACAGGCAAGCTGGGCACTGATGCGTACTACTGGCGCTTCCTGGAGTTCGGCACCGTCAAGCGTCCGGCGACTCCATTCTTGCGCCCGGCATTCGAGAGCAACAAGCAGAAGGCTGCCGGGGAAATCAAGCGTGTGCTTGAGCGCAGAATCAAACGTGCGGAGAAAGGCTCATGAACCCTGGTCTCATCATCAAGACTGCGCTCGGATCGCTGGTCAGCAACCGGGTGTATGCGAACACTTTCCCTCAGCAGAACAACAATCCGACTTGGCCTGCCATCAGGTTCACTGTCGTCGGTGGCGAAGTGTTTGCTGATCTTTGTGGTTCAGAGGATTGGCAAACCGATGACGCAAGAGTACAATTGGATGTCGTCGCGCTTGAGTATGACCAGATGCGCAGCTTGGTTCAACAGGTGATTTCTGCGATGGGCCTGATCACTGATCCGCCTGTTCGCAGATCGCTTGCCACCACCGAGACATTCGATTCCGAAACCAAAACGCACAGGTCAATTCTCGAGTACACTTTCCACCCGTCGTCGCCCGAAGAATCGCCGTGACGACTTTCTCGTTCGCCGCGTTGCGGCATCTTTGATCTAAAGGAAGCCATCATGTCGGCAGGCAAGCGCTACAAATTCGACGGCAGCAACATCCAGTTCTCCGTCAACTTCTCGGGCGACTCTCCGAGCAGCCCCATCACCGGCATCACCAAGGCCAACCCGGCTGTGGTGACGGAATCGAGCCACGGCAGGTCCAGTGGTGCCGTCGTCCGCATCAAGAACGTCGCGGGCATGACCGAGGTGAACGATGGTGTGTACGTCATCAACGTCCTCAACAACAACACCTACCAGTTGCTCGATGTCGACTCGACCAACTACGGCACCTACACCTCTGGCGGCATCGTCGATGAGGCGACCTTCAGCAAGATCTGCGAACTGACCGGATACAACCGGCAGGGTGGAACGTCGCCCGAGATCGCAGCCACCTCGCTGTGCTCGACGGCGCAAGAGTTCGAGCTGGGCCTGCCGGACTTCGGCACTGTTCAGCTGGACTACAACTTCGCTCCGCAGACCAGCGTGCAGGACGCCATGCAGGACGCCTACATCTCCGGCGACGTCGTGGCCGTCAAGGTCACGCTGCCGAAGAGTGGCGGCATCATGGTTCAGTTGGGCTATGTCCAGCAGACCAGCGAGACCGCATCGACGGGTGCTCTGTGGACCGGCAGCATGACGCTGCGGTGCACGGGTCGTCGCTTCGACTTCGCTGCTGCCTGATGAGGTGATCGATGAACCGAGATGATCTGATCGCGGCGATGCGGGCAACCGCATCAGCACCACCCAAGTCAGTCACGATCGATGGCTGGGGCGTGGTGCATGTTCGCCCACCCACTGTGGCCGAGGTGGATGCCGCGCGGCAGCAGAACGAGCCCGAAGACGACAAGCAGTTCGCCCGTGGGGCTTGTCGTGTCATCTGCGACAAGGACGGCAATCGGATCTTCGATGCGACCAACGCAGAGGACGTCGAGCTGGTTGCGAAGCAGCCGTGGGCCATGCTCAACAAGATCATCGCAGCAGCCAAGAGCGAAGGCAATGATGGGGGAAACTGACGTCGCGCCGAGAGTTTGCGCTGGAGCTGGCTGCACAGCTCGGCACCAGTGCAGACACTCTGGCGCGATCGATGTCCGAGTCGGAGTTCTTCGATTGGCAGTTGTATGCTCAGAAGCGCATGCTGCCACAACGGCGATTGGAGCTGTATCTGGCTCAGATCGCGATGATGG